TGGGCCATCCTCGGCGACCCACGATAGGAACCCGCCAGACGGGTACATGCCGCCGTCGGCGTTCCCTACGATGCCGCCATTGGCCATGCCGAAATTGAACTTTCCGACGCTGAACGTGAATTTGATCTTCACGTTGTAGGTTTTCGCGAGGTCTTCGCATTGCTGGCGGACATCTCCGACGCTGTCGGCGAGGCTGTCGAAGCGCGCCTTATCGTCATCGGACATCTTCAGGATGTCGGCGACCTCCCGGTCGGCGTTGAATTGAAGCGTGTCGAATGCGTTGGTGAGCGCCTCAAGTGCCGCGACCTTGTCGATGTTGGACTGCTCAATGAGGGCGAGGTTGGCTTCCATCTGCGTGTCGATGTCGGTGTCCGCGACCTTCACGGAGTTCACCGCCTCGGACAGCTGCGTCAGGTCGTCGATCTTGTCGATGTTCACACTTTCGAGCGCTTCGTTGATCGCCTTCAGCGCGTCGGCCTGGCCGCTCTCGTCGAGTTTCGAAGCGTCCTTGTACTGGTTGAGAATGTCCATGACCCCGGCGAGCTTTGTCTTCTGTTCGTCGAGCGCAGTGTTCTGCTGCTGGTATCCGGTGATGTTGGTGTCGATCTGTTGGACGGCCTGAATGCCCTGGCTGATCATGCCAGCATGGTTGCCGTAGATGCCTTGGCGCTCATTGACGATCTCGGATTCGATTGCGCCGGCGGGATCGGATGTCTGGCTGTAGTCGTATCCGTACCTGTCCTTGAAGTAGGCGTACAGGTCGGAAACGTCCTGGCCGGATTCGATGCCGCTGCGGAGCTCCTGGAGCTTCGTGTAGGCGCCCTCGTTGTCCATGAGCTGCTGCGTCAGCGCCGTGTTCCCGTGCTTGTCCAGCGTGGTCTGGGTCTTCAGGTTGGTGATCGCAGCGCCAACTTCCGCCGGACCCATGCCCGTCGTGGATCCTCCGGGATTGGTCTCATCCGTCGGTATCTCCCCGGTGGTGGTGTACGACTGTCCGGCCATGGTCCACAGGGTCCGAGCGTCGACCTGAAGCTCATCGGGCAAATAGTCCATCTGCTGGTTCAGTGCTTCGAGGCCGGAAACCGCCTCCGCGAATGCCCTCTTTTCCTCTGCGGTCAGGTTGGCGTAATTCGCCGCCTGCTCTTCAAGTGTTGCGCCATCCATTGTGTCGTACTCGATCATGCGCTTCTCACCCGAGTAAAGGGATGCGAGCGAGGACATGCCCGTGTTTCGGTCCCCATAGAGCTGTTCCAGCTTCTGTTGGGAAGAAGTCAGCGCATTATTGTCCTCGTCGAAAATGAAACTCAGCTGTTCCATGAGGGCTTCGTGGGCCGGAAGCGCGGAGCTGTTTACCAGCTGATCGTAGTTCTGGCGGAGAACGTCTTCGTTTGCTTCCGGATGCAATATCTGCATGACGGACTTGTACGCATCGAAGAGCTGCTCGTTGTATCCGCTGAGAAACTCGGCATTTTGTTCTTCCGTGACCGTTCCGTTCAGGAATCCAGTCTTGTTGGTCTCCCACTGCTGCGCGATGAGCTCCACTTGGGTCATGGCCAGTCGCTCTTGACCGACGCGCTGGGAAACCGGTCCTTGCTGGCCTTCGATCTCGGAGATTTGCTGATCAATCGAGGATAGCTCTTCTCGGAGCGGCTCAACCTTCCCGCGCTTATCAACCAGTTCGGTGCGCAGCTGCTCCTTGGCGATTTCCTTCTGCAGCGCGAGCTGCTGCTCGAGAAGCCCGAGCTTCTCCGCAACCTTGCCGTTCTCAATGTCGTACTGGGTAATGAGCCCATTGGACAGCTCGGTGAGTGAGGTTCCGAGCTCATTCAGTCGCCTCTCGTAGTCCTTCAGGCCCTCTTCGGTAAGCCCTCCCTCGTCGATGATCGCTTTGATGACTGCTTGCTTGGCATTTAGATCATCTATGTCTTGTTGGATGGCCGCCTTCTGGGTTGTGTAGGTGGTAAGGTCAAATCCGGCGGCCGTGATGGTCGTGCTGATCTGAACCCGCGCTTCCTGAATGGATGTCGCGTATCCGTCCAGTGCAGCCATTTGGGTTTCATAGTCCGTCGCCGTAATCTTTCCGGCCGTGAAATCAGCCTGCAACGCCGTCTTCGCGGCCTCGATGCTCGCGAGCGTATCATCCAGGCTGGTGAGGGCTGCCGAAACCGTTCCTGCGTTCACTGTGCCTGTCGTGATCTCAGCCTCCAGCGCCGCCTTGGCTGCCGTCAGCGTGTCTACATTGGTCTTCAGCTCCTCGAGCGACGTCGTATACTCTCCGGCCGTTACCGTGCCAGCGGTGACACCCGCTTCGATGATGGCGATCGCCGCTTGAAGCGTGGTGACGTCATCCTCCATGCCTGCCAGCGCCGTCGTGATCGCAGACGCCTCGACGGTACCAATGGTGATCTGCTGCCCATCGAGTTCATCCATCGCTTCCTGCAGCTCTTGGACCTTGGCTTTTAGCGTTTCGAGGTCCCCTTCCGCCTTGGTTAAATCCCCTCCGTACGTCTCTGCCAGGTCGATCTTGTCTTGTAGCGTCTGGTACTCCTTGATCACATCCTCGACAAGCTGGGCTTTCTTGTAGGAACTGTCGACCTTATCGACAGCGTCATCTATGGATTCGCCCATGTGGAGCAACGCCTGGCGCTGTCGTTCGAGGTTATCCGTGTACAGCTTCACGCCGATCGCCACGGCCGCGAGGATCGCGGCTGCCGCCAGCACCGGCGGTGGGAGTGTTCCGAGTACCTTGATCGCCGCGCCCGCGCCTTCAAGACCAGTTTTGAGCGTGCCCACGCTGACTCCCAGGCTGCCGAAGAACGCGTGCAGCTTGCTCCCCGCCCAGACGGTTGCACCGGCAGAAAGCCAGCTTGTTGCGCTGGGATCCTCTCCGCCAGGGAGCAGTTTCCCGGCATCGGATAGCACTGCCTGAACGGCCGATGGGATCTTCTTCAGAATACCCTCAATGTCGAATGCTTCAGCGAAGCTGTTGAAGAAGGCCACACCAGTCTCCAGGCCGGCTTTCGCCATGGGCGTAAGGTTCAGTCCTTCGTAGTCGATCTCCTCGCCCGTGAGGGCCGCCAGGGCGCCCAGGATCAAGCCGGAAAGCGTAGCGCCCATGGTTTCACCGATGGTGCTCGCTATTCCAACGACCTGCGCGCTTCCGCCGCTGTTCCACCACGTGTCGAACGGTTCCACAATCAGGGTATCCCATGCGATGAACAGCTTCTCAGCCCAGTTGGCGTTCTCCCACTCTTCGCTGTTGATCATTTCGGACACGGCTTCTTTGACTTCTCCGGCCTTGTCGATCACAGCTTGGATCAGGCCGGTGAGCGTCTCGGTTGCCCCGGGGATCTTATCTGTGAGCCACTGAACAAACGTCCGTAGGTAAGGCTCAAGCTCAGTCATGAGCGCGATCTTTGCCTCATCCAGCGCGCCCTTCAGCTCTTCGATGTCGCCGGGCAGGTTGTCGAGGCGCGTCTCTGCCATCTCCTGTGCCGCGCCCTGGGAGTTCACGAGCGATAGCGTCAGATCCTGCAGCGCGTCAGGTCCCTGATCCAGCACGGCAAGCCACGCGGACGCCGCCTCAGTTCCGAAGACGGTCTGGGCATATTCCAGGCGTTTTTGCTGGGACAGCTTGCTGAAAGCCACGCTCAGCTCTCCGACGATCGTCTTCGTGTCTTTCATCTTGCCGCTGGCGTCAGTGAAGGAGACCTTCATGAGCTTCAGGACCCTGTTGACCTCCTTGTTGCCCGTGTCGGCCATCCGGAGGAGCGCAGAACGCATCGCCGTGCCGGCGTTAGAACCCTTTATACCCGCGTTCCCCATCAGCGCGATGAGCGCGGTGGTCTCTTCGAGGCTCATACCAAAAGCGGTTGCAATCGGTGCCGCATACTTCATGGCCTCTCCGAGGTCCGTGATGCCGACGTTGGTCTTTGCGGATGCTTCTGCGAACACATCCGCCGTGTGCCCAGCTGTGTTTGCTGCCAGGCCCATCGCCGTCATGACGCTCGCCACAATGTCCGATGCGGTTGCGAGGTCAGTGCCGCCCGCGGCCGCGAGGTCCATCATGCCGGGCATGGCATCAGAAATTTCCGCAATAGACCAGCCGGCAGATGCGAGGTACGTCATTCCCTGCGCGGCTTCGGTCGCGGAGAATGCTGTTGTCGCGCCCAAGGAGCGCGCCTGCGCTTCGAGCTTCGCGAACTCTTCAGATGTTGCACCGGTGAGCGCCTTGACGTTGGACATGGTCGATGTGAACGTCCCGAATGTATTGATGCTGTCGGCAAGGCCGACCGAAATGCCGAGTGCCGCAGCGCCCGCGGTGATCGGGTTGAAGACCATTCCCCACAGCTTCCTGAACGGCGCGGTAACGAAATCCTTGAGTCTGAGCACGAAGTGGAACGCCTTGGATGTCAGCTTCTGCGCCACACCCCAAGCGGCCTTGAATGCCGCACTAGCTTTGTCCTTCAGCTCGAGCAGGAGCTCGTGCCGGTTCTTTGTCAGTTTGCTGAGCTGCTGCTCTGTTTTCTCAATGGACTTCGTGAATTTGTCAGTCTTGGTTGTCGCCTTATCGGCAGACTTGGCCTGTGAATCGAACCCTTTCCCTGCTTCCTCTGCCGCATCGCCGATACCCTCGATGGCTTCTCCGGTCTTTTCGGCAGAGGAGCTCACATCTTCAACATTGCCGCTCATATCGGCCGCCGCTTCGCTGACCTCGGCGGCGGCCTGATTCATCTGATCGAGGTTTTCTTTCGCATCCGTGATGGATGCGGTCATGGAAGATGCCGACCGCTCCATCGCAGCAGCGCCACTTGAGAACTCGGTCTTGACGCGAGTGATCAGATCTACGACATTTTGGAGCGTCCGCTCGAGCTTTTCGAGTTGCCCAACATCGGTTTTGTTGAACGCTTCTATCGGGATTTCAATCCGAAAGGTTTGGTCGGCCATCCTCCATCACCTCCTTGCGGCCTGCGCTGCCGCGCGCTCCGCTTCAAGCTGCACCATCATGGAGGCCAGCATGAAGCTCCGTACATATCTTGGCTTCGCCAAGAACTCGTCGGGCGGCATCCCGGTACGCTGGAAGATGTGGTGTATCAGCGTAGCGGTGCCGCCCTGCTCGATCAGTTTTTTGCGGTTTCCTCAGCGGTCATGGATTCATCGCTGTCATCGGGATCGGCGTATCCGCTGATCTCCTCAATGCGTTCAACGATGCGGTCTTTTTCGCCGCTGCGCAGGACTTTGTCCACGGCCTCAGTGGCGCGGACAACCTGGAGCCCTTCGAGCAGCTGCGTGTTGTTCCACAGCTTCTTGCGGTCTTCTTCGACAGTGGCGGCGATGATCAGCGCGGATCTGTAGCCGACGGTGTCGGTCTTTTCGGGGAGCTTGATGCCGCCAAACTGCTTTGCGGCCTTATAGCGAGTGTTCTGCTCGCGGCATCTCTGGAATTCCGCCTCAGAAAGCGGGCGGATGCGGAAGGAAAGGAATACCTTGCCGTTTCTCAGCACATCAACCACGTAGGATTCCTCCGCCCTGACAGCGGCCAGAATGCCCTGAATGAGATCGCCTTCGTTCACGTTCTCGAAAACCTCGTTGTTCTTAGCCATGCCGATCCTCCTCTTGATGTTCTGTTTGATGAATCAAAGCGCCCGCGCCAAAATCGGCGCGGGCGCTTTCGGATACTTGGGTTACGCAGTGAGCATGGACTGCAGGTCGGGCACCTGGTTGCAGAACCAATTCGTGCTGCGCTTGTAGATGTCGCCCACACTGAGATTCTGCAGGTCAATCGTTCCGTCGGGCACGCAGTCGCGGTATACGATGCGCTCCTCAGATCCGTTGTAGGGGGATTGCGTGACGCCCTGGAAGTTGAGAACCGGCATGTTGTGTTCCTTCATGCCTTTGAAGATCGCCTGAATGAACTTGTCATCCTCGATGACGATCTGATCGAACTTCAGCGTGACGGAGAAGCTCGACATGGTCGAGTGCTCCTGGGCGTCGCCGAGCGGCTGGTACTTGGCATTGTTGATGCTGACCTGAGCCTGGAAGCTCTCGACGGTGGCCATCAGGTTGCCCTCGCCGTCGAACAGGCCGCCGTTTTTCCCGGTCAGAACCTTGCGAACATCGCTGACGGGGCGCTGGTTGAATACTGCCATGTTGGTTTATCCTCCCTTCGGTGTATTAGGCCGAGAACTGGAACTTGAACAGGTTGTAGGTGAACTCGATGCTGTCGAGGTCGACAGCCGAGATGACGAACCACGCGCTATCACCAGCGGGCGGGTTGGCGTCATCGAGCGTGACGATGCAGCTCATGAGCTTGCCCTCGGAGATCATCGAGTTGCCAACCCCATTTGCCATCGAAATGAAGGTTGCGCGCCCGTTCTCGTCGTTGTTGAGCGTTCCGATATACGGCTCGGTGGTGGCCAAGATTCTACTGATCAGCTCGAAGCGGGTCTTGACGCGGCGGATCTTCTTCCAACCGGCGTCCTGGTTCGCCGCGGGCGTCACCAGCGTATTGATGCCCTGCTCGATCCAGATGGTTCCGGCCGGGCTGGCAGTGCAGACGAGCGCACCGCTATTCAGGCATTCCTCGACTTCGGTATTGGTGAGCGGACCGACGACCGAGACGGCGCCAGGAATCGCTTTGTGCGTCAGGCTGTCATTGGACGGGTAGGCCGCGACCATGCCGGCAATGACGCCAGCCGCTTTCCAACCTTCCACCTGGGCGTTGTTGGAATCGTACCAGCCATTCAGCAGGTACACGATGCACTCGCTGTTCATGGCTGCCGCGTTGGCTTTCCGGGTGGCATACGCGACGGAAGTCGGCTCGGCGATGACGGCCATCACCATCAGCCCGCCGTCGACGGCACGGTGCGTAAACGACTTGACCAGGGCATGGACGGTAGCATCGATCGTATCGACGCACAAGACGTTCCAGTCGTCAGATTCGAGCACCGTGAAGGCGTTGCTGTAGTCGGTGTTCGTGATCACCGGATCGGCGCCGGCCGTGAATGCGGACTGCGCGACGGTCGCCATCGTGCCGTTTCCGGACGCGAGCTTTTCGGCTACGACAACGCTGTCCCTGTTCGCGTTGATCGCGGCCACGAGGGCGTCAACCTCACCAGTGCCCTTCGCAAAGGTCACCTTGGTTAACTCGGCGGTGCCGCTGTAGATGATTGCCTCGCGCAGCGTGGCGACCGCGAGAGAGTCGCGAATGGTCACGGAGAGAGCGCGGCTGCCCGGGTAGATGGCGGTCAGCTTTACGGCGCTCACGGGGGTCGCGGTGGTATCCTTCAGCGTGATGGTCGCCTTCGTGCCACCGGTTCCGAGGCGGACTGCCTTGACCTTGGATGCGCCGCCGAGAAGGCACTGGTTCAGGAGAGCGACGTTCCCGCCGTTTCCGAAGTATTTCTCGACCTCTCTGTCCGCGGATATCGTGACCACCTGGCCGAGTGGTCCCCAATCCGCGGCGAAAACAGCAGCGCAGATGCCGTCGATGACGGATGCGGCCCCGCCGGAGCGGTTGTTCTCGTACCTGTAGTAATTGCCGGGGCGAACCTTACGCTCACCGGCGTTGAAGATGCCTCCCATGTTACTTCACCTTCCTCTCGGCAAACTCTCTTACGATGGTTTGCGCTTGGTCGATTGTGCATTGTGTCATGCCGGCGCACCGAAGCGCGGCATCAGCGATGTCCGGGTGACAGTTAAAAAGCCTGCGCGCGTATGTCGCAAGCTCTTTCACGTCGTAAACAGCGGCCGTGTCGGTGCTTTCTGCTTCTTGGTCGACCGCGGTGGGTTTGGTGTCCTTGGCCATAGTTGCTCTCCTTCCTGGTCTTTACGTCGCGGGCAGTTGCCCAGATCTGGTGGTACCTGCCACGTCGTACATGATGCGGTATCCCTGCGGATCCGCGATGGCTGCCATGGAGATCGCACTTGAGAACATCTCGCGAGGGATGTTGTGCTTCAGCAGCTTTTGCTGGGCTGGCATATCCGGATAGAGGATCCCGTAGCGTGCACCGATGACGATCTGACCGGCCGACAGGTAGCTCGCCTGCGGATTCGACTGAACGTCATCTGCAAACATGGGGCTTCCGTCCTCCATCGGTACGTGATTACCCGTAAGGAGCGCCTGCACGATCTGCCAGACGGACGCCATGCGATCATCGGATGTCGGGGCAAATACATGACCTGTGATGCCGCCGATCACCCACACGACGCTGTTGGTCGCCTTTGTGGGCCGAAGTGAAGCGAGCTGCCAGTAGATTGCCGGTGCTTCGCGCGTCGGTGCAAGCCATCCGGAGACATCATCCAGCCCGATAACCTTCGCGGAAGGCAAGAGTGCCTTGGTATAGCTGTTGATCGCGGCGACCGGATCCGGGGTAGTCGTGTTCTGTTTTGGAAGCGCGACAACGCTGAAGATCAGCGTGTAACCGAGGATGTACGGTGACTTCTCCGGCTGATACTCGAAGGAGTCGGATCGTACCCAAACAAAACAGAATGCCGGAGAATCATCCGGCTTGGCGATAGTGGCATGGAGAATCGCGCGGATCCTGCGCTCGATATCCTCGGGTTCCACTCCTTCGTCTCGGGTATCGGAGTAGATGTTGACCGCCAAAACACCGACGCTGTTGGCGGACGGGTCTTCTTGCATGTCAACGACGAAATCGATGCGCGGGAACTGTGCATCCCCCCAGCGCTTGTCTGATTCTTTTGCGGCGGACTGGTAAAAAACTGCCGGCTTGTTCCCATACGTGGTAAGCATTCGAGGGACCTCTGCGTCATTAGAAATCCGATCATAGATCATTTCCTCCAGCGTCATACGATCACTCCTTTACAGCTTGATGTTGTACGGCGCTGAGTAAATCTCTGTGATCTTCGGCATCGCCTTCTCGATTGCTTCGTCGCGGTACGGGCGCGGCGCCATCTTCACGCCGCCGCTTTTGGACTGGGTACCGTCCTGCAGGTATGCGGCATATTTCAGCGGGGATTCGATCGCAGCTGCGATGTTTCCACCTTCTGACCGTGGTGTCGGCGCAAAGGACCTTCTAAGCGCTCCGGACCGTACAGCCGGAGGCTCGCCAGGTGCGGATGATCGGTAGAGCTGGCCGCCGCGCAGCTTCTTTCCGTAATCGCCCAGTAGAGCCTTGGTTGCTTTGCTTTGGGTCTTCCCGTAGGTACCTTGCTTCTTGTAGACCCTGCCGCCCCTGCTCCCGCGCATGATCTCGATAGTCGCATTACGCAGCTCGTTCGAGGCGCGCGTGGCGCGTGACTTGATCTGCTGCTCAATCTGCGGGTAGATGTTGCTGATCTTCTGCGTTATGTCGATCTTCAACCATACCCACCTCCTCGCAGTAGTAGATCGTGTAGAGGTTCAGCTCAGAACATGGGTCGATACCACGCACCCTGTATTGAGCCTTGGTGTCAGGGTTGACTACCAGCCAGTCAAGGCCGATAACCGGGGCCTTGCGCTGGACCAGTGTGTGCGTCACCTTTCGGTTGAGCTGCTGGTACCGCTGCCGCTCCTCGGATCCGGCTTCTGCGAGCACGCACTTGATCTCGACTGCCGTAGCGCTGTAGGTCTCCTTGACGCGCCCTCTGGCGGTCTGTGCGCTCGTCGGCTCGTATGCCATCAGCGCCTTGTACAGGTTTCCGGGGCGGAGGATGCGCGCGCACATGCCTACTCACCACCGTTCTCGGAACGCTCATTGGATTGCATCCCGGCGTAGAAGTATGGGGAAGATGTGTTTGCTCCGGGAATTCCAGACGGAACACCCATCGCCCCCACCTCTTTCTTCAGCTTCTCATACAGAGCGCTCCACTGCACGGCTCTTCCGGACAGGGATAGTGTCATCGGGCCAACCTTCGTGTCGACCTCAAAGCTCATACGGCTGCAGATGCTTTCGACCAGCGCGAGTTTGGCACGCTTCCAGTTCGTGAACGCGGCGAGGACGGCGGATATCTCCTCGTCGGAGACCGCCGCCGTATCCTCGCCTCCGGAGACATCCGTGTCACCGAGCTCAAACCTCATTCGATCTTTGCTGCGTTCGCCGATCTTGCTTGGGTCATAGGTGAACGTCACTAGGCATCACCCGCCTTGCCACCTCCGGCTTGTTCTTTGATCGCATTTGCCTTCGTCTGCGCAGCATCCCGAACCGTTTTGCGGTTGTCGAGCTTGTGGATCAGGATCAGCGTTTCGTCAGAGGCCACGCCGTCGATTTCCGCTACGGCCTCCTCCGTCTTCTTCTGCATGATGCTGATGGCCTGCACGACGTCCTGGGGGCGCATGTCGAGCTCCAGCACTTCCTTCTCTCCATATATCGGGACAATGATGGTCTTCTCTTCCGCGCCGCCCACGGGCTGCACAGTGGCCTGCTGCGCGCCATCAGGCATGCGCGCGATATACCCACCGGCGATCAGCTTCTTCACTCTCTGCGGCATCACGACGCCGTCCGGGATCAGATCGCCAGGGTAGTAATCAGCCGTGCCAAAGCGGCACGGCTTCGCGCAAATAAATCCACTCATTCGCCTCCTCCTTTCCTCAAGTATGAGAGGCCCGTTACACGCAGTCCCTCATGAAGGTCGCGAGGTCGTCACAGGTCTTCTTCATGTCGGTGGAGATCAGGCCCTCGATGAATTCCGAGTGCGTGCCGGATTCGCCCTCGAACTGATCCATCGCGACGAAGCTGCCATTGCCCAGCATGTCCCAGGTGAAGATGTATCCGGCAGACGGCTCGTCGATCTGGGCGGTCGGCGTGGCATAGCAGAGAAGCGCGCTGTTGGCATCGCAGATGAACTGCATGTTCTCCGCCTCGCCGATGCCGGCGGAATTGTACGAGGACGCGAGAACAACGACCTTCTCGACCTCGAAGAGCTGCGCGAGGACCTGCGGCGTAACCTTAGCCGGATTGGCCGTGGTACCAGTATACTTCACGCGGTCGACGATGTCGGGGTGGTTCTTCAGGGCGTTGTACGCATTCATGCCAAGCGCCAGCCTGTTCGGGGTGCGGCGGCCGACTTCTTTGATCGCAGCCCTGCGCGCGTCGAAGAAGGCGACGGGATCGAAGTTGGAATCGGAGAACTTCAGGAACTGCTTGCCGGTGGGGTTCGTGGCAACGCCGGCCCACTCGTCACTCCAGACGCCAGTCTTGAAGAAGTTCTTGGCGAAGAGCACGTCCTGGTGGAGCAGCATCTGCTCGGATGCGAAGCGCACCTTCGCACGGCGGGGATCCGCGACGCCGGGAACGCGGGCGCGCTGGTAGTCGAGCGCTGCGATCTGGTCGATGCCGACGATGACCTGGTCCACGACGCATTTGTAGGTGTTGTCGGTCTGCCCCATGATCGCAGGCTCAACTTTTCCGAAGGACGGCTTCCGGCGCACGTTGTCGCGGGCGAGATCCTCACGGCTGAAGGTGTAGTAGTAGCCGGTGGATTGCTGCACGGGGCAGAGGGGGAAGATCGTCGTGGCCACGAAATCGCTCATCTCGGCGAAGAAGGCCATCGACATGTTGGACAAATACGCGTTGGGCTTCCATCCCTTCGCGACCCTGACGGCCAGATCATTCTGTCTGGGCATAATTCACTTACCTCCTGTTTCTTGTTGTGTTCTCATCGGTTAGGTCGTGGCTTCCCACTGGTTGTCGGTCGTGCCGTCATACTTCAGCACCTGGCCGTTCGTGGGTGCGAGCGCCGGGTCAACGTCGCTCAGATCCTTGAGGGCGAGGGCCTTGTTGACGTACTTCTGGGCAGTGGCGTCGTAGACGATGGCGTCTCCGCCCTGGATGCTCGTGATGTCCACGTCCGTAAGACCGGCAAGCGTCAGCGGGCTGACAGTTCCGCCACCCTTGTACCCAGCCTTGATGATCTGGACGCGAATGACGCGCCCGGCAGCCGCAGCGGCTTCGAGGGCCTGAGCAAGGATGTAAGCTCCAGACGTCGCGGTGATGGCTTTGCCATTGGCGTCGGTCGTGAGTTCGGCGCCAGCGGCGACGGCGTCTCCGGCCATCCACAGGCCGATGTCTTTGATCTGCAGGCTGACGTCATCCCCCGCAGCCACGCTGGCGGGGGTCTCGGGCATCAGAATGCCCATGGAAGCCTCACCGGCTACGTCACACAGGGCAATTTCGCCGGAGCTGAACTTCACCGCACGAAAGGCGCCATTCGCGATGGCCGCCTTCGCAGCACCGACGATCGTCGGGCTGGTATTGATGGGAGTTCCGTTGTAAGTCATGGTGCTACCTCCTCAATGCAAATTCCGGTTACTGCCGGGTCTCTTCGTATTCGCGCACGAGCTCGGGATTCTGCTCACAGGCTTTGTCGATGGCCTGCGCGCGCGTCATGGTGGGCGCGGTCTTCATGATCTCGTCGGCGCGCTTCTCGATGGTGGCCCACGCATTGCCGGACGCACCGCCGCCGCGCTTGCCGATTTCGTTGAAGATGCCGCTCTTCTCGATGGCTTCAACGCCGGCGTCAAGGATGGCGATCATCTGGTTGTAGTGCTCGCCGCCGGCGGCCTTCAGGGACTTGAGAACGGGCACGAGCTCCTCAGACTTCTTGCCGATGATCTCGTACTTCTTGGCGACGTTGGCGAGGTCGCGCTCCTCCGCGTCGTCCGCGATCTTCGTGAGGCGCTCAAGCTCCGCCTTCACTGCGGGGTGCAGGCCCTTGTAGATGTCGTCGTGCTCGGTCGCCGCGGCGGGAGCGGGCGTGTTGGTGGCAGAGGAGGCAGTTTTTTCTACGGGAGCGGCAGGCGCGGTAGGTGCGGCGGGCGGCGTATCCTCCCGGATACCGGCCTTCTTCTCGATCGCCTCCAGCTGCTGGACCTCCTCGGGGGTCAGTTTGCTCTTGTCGATTTTCATGTCAGGGTGTACTCCTTTCTTGCATCCGGACGTATCCGGCTCCTTCTGATCCTTGATGTTCTTGGTCTTGGGTTTCTCCGGCTCGTCTTCCTCTGCGCCGCCGTCCTCTTCTTCGTCATCGTTGGGCGGCACAGCCTTCGCGATGATCGCCTCCAGGCGGGCCTTGGCGCGTTTGGCGGCCTCCACCTGGTCGGGCGTGACCACTTTGGCGACCTTCACGGCGTTAGCCGTTTCTCCGGCCGCCCATGCATCGATGCAACCGGATACCGCCGTGGTGAATTCGGTGATGCTCGTGCGCATGAGCTCAGCTTTGTTCTCGGCCTCTTCGTCCCTGATGATGGATCCGATGGACTCCTGGAGCGCATAGCATATGTCCCAGATCTCATCAAACACCCGGCGCAGGCGGCGCTGTCGCATCATCTCCCCGAACGTCGATGCGTCTCCGCTTTTTGCGATCTCCTCCACCGCGTCCTCGGCATCGGACTTCGGAAGCCCGAGCTTCTTCGCGACGGTAGAAAGGAATTTCTTCAGGCTGCCCTCCGGCTCAACCGCCCCTTCGGCCTCACCCTTGCTCTTGAACAAGGCGACGTGGGCGTCAGGGTTGGCGCCATTGTCGACAAAGTCGACCTTGGTGACTTTGAGGTCTTTCAGTTTAGACCTCTGCTTCTGCATGTGCCATCCCTCCTTCATACATGTTCCCGCACCCTTCGTTCCGTGAAGGGGGACAAAACAAAGAGCGCCGCCTGGCGCTCTCGCTTCGTTGTGGTTGTCATTCGTCGGTTTCTTCGACCGGCTCCCTTATGGCCTCGCCTTCGATGGAGAACATGGTGTATTCTCCACTCTTGACCTTGCCCCAGACGTCATCATCGGTGACCTTGAATCCGATCCACCATCCGATCGGAAGGCTGGATTCAGGGAGCCCCAGCGCACGCTGCTTTTCCGCCGTGAACACGATGGATTCAACCAGAACCGCACACCCTCCGCGCTCGTGCATTTCGCCGCCCTCTCGGTACAGCCGCACGAACTCATAGGCGGCGTTCTCCAGGACCTCCGGGTCGATCATGTCCTGGTGGTAGTCGACGATTTGTTCACCGTCAACCTTGATGGACACGGACGCCCATCCAAATGCGAGCCTCCGTTCGTCGTCGGACTTCTGAATCACAAATCTCCCGGTGGGCTGGCGGGGCATCTGCGCCTTGTCGATCCGGATGATGTCGTTAAACTTCCGCATGTTCTCCCTCCCTCCGTCAGTAGAATCCACCCGGCCAGTATTTTGCGCGGTACCAGGTGTTCAGGTCGTCCGTGGTCTGCAGCGTGGCCGCCAGCGCCTCGCCGTTCTCGACGCGCGCGCTGTACTTCCGCTTGAACATCTCGATGGTCATGGGCTTAAACGACCACGTGCCCGGGTAAGCGTTCGCATCGTCAGCGATGAACGTGAATGCTTCGCCGTTCTCCTCGCCCATCTTCCCGTTAAGACAATGGCCGCGCATCGTGTCGTGCCACCATAGCTCGGATTCGCCGTGAAGTTCTACCCAGAGCGCCACGACGTCATAATCGCCTTTCCCGGGGCGCTTTGCGACATAGACGATGCGGTTGTTGATCATGATCCACCTCCTCACATCTTGGTCTGGACCTTGATGAAGTCCTCAATCCGCTGCCCGTTGATCTTGGTGATGCCCTCGGCCCGCAGCTTGGATATGAGGGATGTGCGGTCGCTGTTGTTCCCGCAGGCTATTCCGAAAAAGGAATCGGTCGGTATGCCGTGCCGGAACATGACTTCGTTGCTGCTCTTATAGTCGCTGACCATGCTGGCCACGAAGTCCACCGGCGTTTTCCTCTTCTCCATCGCGCCCGGGTTGGAGCGGCCGTAGTTGTCGTATTCGTAGGCGTACCAGTCCGTCCTGGCGGTCTCGTCGGCGCTGATCATGATCTGGTACCGTCCGCTGAACGGGCAGTTTGAGAACGAGTTGTTGCCGCGGACAGCGACGCGGGTGAAGACGTTGTCCGATCCACCGGTTCGTATGTCTTCTTCCGGGCTTGCGCCGTTCGGCTTTACGCCCATGCGCATGCGAGTATTCGTCGACGTGAGCCCGCCGGTTTTGACGATCTGAACCACGTTGTCAGCGTTCCCGACGCCAGACCATACGTATTCGAGCCCGGCCTTTTTCAAATCGTCCACATAGTCGACATCCACGTATGTGGAATACCCATCGAAGACGCGCTTCAGCTTCATCCGCTCTGCGAGATTCGGGTCGATCTTCTCGCTTTTCAGGATATCATCGATTTTGTCTGCCAGCTTCTGTCCTGTCAATCCGCGGAGCTCACGCGTTCTGGACGGGGCGAGACGCCAGATCAGCCTGGACTTTTTATAGATCAGTTCGGCCTGCGCCGTTGGGTTCAGGAACAGATCGTCCAATCCGAGCACATCCATAAGTGTGGAGATCCTGCCAGCATCTGCTTGGCCGTTCCCAGTGATCGGCGTCCTTATTCGGAAAAATCCAAGCATGCCATTGGTGCCGAGCTCGCCGCCGTCGAGGATCTCAAAGACCGTGCTCCCGTCTCGCACAACGATACCGTTCATCGGGATCCGGCTGTTTGCCGCCGTAGATGAAAAGAACTGCAGCTGCGCAGAATCCGAAACCTCAAATATCAACTGACCCTTCTGGCCCATCTTCGAAGCGATTCCGCTTGTAGATTGCCACTTGGAGAACGTCAGCTTTCCGGAGAGCTCGTAGGTATCCACACCATCAATGGTAATCCTTCGCGCCGTAAAATTCAAGCCCTCCAGGCTGTCCCCGTCGCTGAATACCGGCGTCCCGTATGGGTTGGATGGGATGTAGGACATGTCTTTGAACACGTCCTCTGCGCCGTATATGTCCTTCGGCTTCCCGGGTTTCTGAGGCGCCGGTGTGGCCTGCTGCGCTGCGCGCCTTGCGGCGGCGTTGGCGGCGAGGCGATCCTTCACCTGCTGCGACATTGCGGCCGCCTGCGACGGGTCGGAGATCGCCGAGACCAGCTGCTGCATATCCATGTTGTTGTAGTATGCGATCTTCTTGCCCTTGGCCAGCTGCAGCAGGTCCGCCTTGGACATTTTCTTAAGCGCTTCTGGGGTGTGCAGCGTAGCTGCGATCGGCTGCTGCGCCTGGGTGGCGATCTCGTCGGCAAAGGTGAACGCTTGCTTCTTTCCGGTCCGCTCGGTGAGCAGATCGCTGTAGAAGCTACGGTATGACTCGCGCAGGGTGGTTTTCCTCTCGACGATCTCGTCGAGCAGCTCCTCGGCGGCCTTGCCCTTGCCCTTCAGGGATTCTGCGTATCCCCTGAAGATCTCCCTGTACTCGCTATTCGGGATGACCTCAACCCTTTTTATGTAGGTCAGGCTGTCCTGAAGGTTGAGGTCGATCTCTCCCTTCGCGAATCGGCGGTACATGGTGTTGTAGATCGGCTCCGTCTCTCCGTAGGTGGCGTTCGGGTGGTAGCTGTAGGACATCGACTTGCTGGCCGGCTGCGCGATGTAGCGCATGGCCTGCTCTTTGTCAACGCCGACCAGCCGCCCGTTTGTGTCGAGAATGAAGTTCCCGCCGTGGCTGTCGTAGTTGCAGAGCAGCCAGTCGGTGACGTGCTCGCGCTGAAGCTGCGGGGCGATGCCATCAGGGAGCTGATCGGTCGTGGTCTGCCATGCCTTCAGGTTCACGGCTCCGTCGACGTTGTCGATTCGACGCTGAAATGCGCCGAACTTCCCGTCGATCGTTCCGGTTCCGACCTTGACGGCCGTATCGGGATCGACGATGTTCTGCACCTTGTACCCAGCCACCTGCACCTCAGCGCGGAACGGCTCGGTTGTTCCAGACTTCGACTGGGCGGGTTTGAACAGCCACTGGTTCCCGTCCTTGTCGGTTGCGGTGTACATGGTGCCCGTGCCTCCGAGGTGCGCTTTCGGGCCGAGCGTGATCCCGAGGCCGTTGGCCGATATGTCCGTGGGAACCGTTGGTGCGACCGCATCCGTGGGCGTCAGGTCGATCGGGGCGCCTTGGAGCGTCGGCGGCGCGGCCTGCACGTCCATCTCCTCGGGTGGCTCGATCGGGATCTGGATCTGGGTGTTGAGCTGGTCCGGCTGGACCTCTGTTCCTTCAAAAACGGGCGGCTCGGTTTCCTTGTACTCGACCGCGCACCGGCACCTCGGATGCGCCGGGGGCGTCTGCTTCTGGCCGGCATAGAGCGTCTGGCCCTTGTAGTTGAACTCCTGCTCCATGTCGATCGTGACGCCGTCGAGGGCCGCACAGATCCCACAGACCGTTTCATCATCCGCGGTGCGCCAGACCCTCTGAACCGTTCCCATGAATCCCTGTTCCTGCGCCTGCTTGACACCTTGCTCAGCGCCCACATTGTAGGCGAACGCCATCTCCGTCGTCGCGATCGTGTGCGCGCGGGCGGTGTGCTGCTTCTTCGCGAATTTCAACGCAGCATCCTGCGCCATCTTCGCGGCCGTGACCGGCTTCATGTTTGGGTTGGCCTTCAGGAGGCCCTCTTTGACGGCGTTGTAGTAGTTCAGATTCGCCGCGCTCTGATCGGCGTTCAAGCCGATGCACGGGCGGATCAACCTGGACAGCTCGTCGACAGTGTACTGCCCGGTGGTTCCGGGCTTCAAGATCGCGGCGATGGCGTTTTTCTGCTCGCCAGTCATCGACGTGACCCACTCCGCGCCGTGGTCGGTGATCCACTGCTGCGTGCTGGACATCATCGGATTGAAGAAGAAATCCGGGTACTTCGCGGAGAGCGCAGTATTCGCCGCCTCCATGGAAGATGTCCACAGTGGGTTCATCGTGTTGTTCACGAACGCGGCATAATCCTTTTGCCACGCCGTAAGCGTTTCAGTGGACATGTACCCGTTTGTGATCGCCTGGCGAATCTCTTTGTAGGTGATGGCTTTCTGCTGGTTTTCCCACATGCTCTGCAGCCAGTAGACCGGCTCCGCGGACCCGGCATCAAGAAATGCGTTCAGTTTGTCCAGCACGTCTTTGCCGGCCGTGCTCTTCTTCGCGATGCGGGCGCGGAGCTTCGCTTTGGAGATCCACATCAGTCGTACCTCCCGAGCCTCTCTCGTGCCTTGCGCACTTCCTCCTCATCGTCCGGCGCGGGTTCCCCTTCAGGCGCTTGCTGCGCGGCACCGGCCGCCCCGCCGCTGCGCGATGCGGCTCTTGCCGCTCGTTCATACGGGTCATCGTCGAGGCGCTCAGGAAGGCCCGCAGCGCTCCGCACGAAGTCTTCAATGCCACCATCCGGAACGAGAACACCTACGCCAGTCATGTCCTTGATGTAGGTCGCCAGTGCCTGAATGTCGACGTTCTCAATATCGCCGTGTTCGAGCGTGGGGTAATTGGTGATGCTGGCGAAGTGCTGCCCGTTGAGCTCGATCAGCGCCGGAATGGCTTTGTTGTTGAAAGTCTCGCAGATTATGTCGAGGTATGCGCCGACCGCCATAGAGAAGAGCTCCGTCTTGTCGCTCGACAAAGCAAATGACCCGACTTTCTGATGCCCCAAAAGGACAAAGTCGGCGAGGACAGTCATGGCGATGCGCGTGTCATAACGCTCGATGATCGAATTGGTGTCAAACTGCCGGCGCCCGCCGGTGGATAACAGTTCCAGCTTCCATCCGTTCGGCATCGCAAGGCCTTCCATGCTGTCTCTGCGGATGCTCTGCACGATCTGGGTTGCCTTGGCATACATCGTCGCCATGTCTGGATCGTCCGTATCCCACAGGCTTACGCCCTCCGGTGATGTCATCACCGGGAAACCGGCGAGGTCCCGCTCGATGCCGATACCCTCGATCTCTTGGATGCGCTTCTTGAAGTACCAAGACCTGTAAGCGTTTCGGAGGATGCTGCGCCCCTCTGGGTTGTCCTTTCGGCTCTTGGTTCTGAAGAGTAATAGGCGATCTATGGGGATCTCGATCAGCTCAAACCGGGGCGGTGGCATCTGAACGAGGCCGGTGATGTTGTCGTTCTCGTCGTACCTCCACTCCCAGAGTGTCTCCTGCGCCCGGATGGGCAGCTTTTGCCATCCGATCATTCCATCGTCATACTTGGAATTCATCCGGGGATCCCGACTCTTTCCGGCACGCCGCTTGTAGACCAGCTCATGAGCAGACCATCCGAACGTCAGAAAGGACAAAATCTCGGAGATTGTGTCCGTCCAGGTCGTCTGCATATCGTTCATGCAGCTGTCGATGAACTCCGCAGCCTCGGTGTCCTTTGCTCCGGTGCCGCCCGGTTGAACGTGCCATGTCACCTGGCGTATCAACATCTCGATCGCGAACAGGATTGCACCGATGATGTCGTCGTTCTCACTCATCTCCCGGTACACTTCGATTCCTTTGCGCCCCTGGAGCTCCTTCAGGAACTCCTCGTTGAAGACGCCGCCGTATCTGCGTTGACCGATGCGGCCGATCTCGTTCAAAGTCGCCAACATAATCACCTCGCAATCCGTGAAAAATGCACCGGTTCACGCCGATGCTTGCATTGTGCTTTTTCCATACTTCACCGATGCCAGTAACTGTTTTTACTCGGTATATCGTCCGGTGGCCCGGTGATCGCGGGTTTGTCCATGAGGTAGAGGATCCCTTGCACCAGCGCGTCCACTGTATCCTTATACTTGCCCTTTGGGAACACCAGAAGATCATTGATCAGGTCATGAACCCACGGGTTCGTCTTTGGGTCCGGAAAGAATACGTTCCCGGCCTCAAAGTAAGGGGTGACGCTGATTGCACGCTCCTCCTTGCTTCCCCGCGGGTTGAACTCGACCATGCCTGCGATCTCTTTCTTCAGCAGGCTGACAATGGCAGGGCCGTTTGCCTTGTTTTCCACTACCTTCGCGCGCGCCTTCGGCCACTTCCCGGACAGCGTGCGGATGGCCGTCACGCTCTCGGTGAACTCCATCTTGTCGTTGACTATGTCGTTGATGAAGATCTGCGATCCCGACCGGCCCATTACGATTCCGGCGCACTTTGCGCTGCCCTCCGACTTGGTGAATGGCATATCCCATGTCTGGATCTGCGTGGTCGTATGCGGCGCCGCCGTGTAGAAGTTACCGAGCCATTCCCTCTTGAAGATGACGCCCTCGGCCGGCGCGGGAACTTGCTGCATCTGTCCCGCATACTGCAGGCTTCCCATGGACTTCTTCAGCCCGTCGAGCACATCGCGCGGAAATCGCTCGGGGTTGAGGAGGTCTCCCTCTTCCCGGACGACCTCCCGCTTGGTGACGGGGAAGGTGATCACCGTTCGCTCCGGTGCTTCGGCCGGAAGGCATAGGTGTGTGTACCCGAGCTTCTCTGACAGGATGTATCCTGTCAGGTCGGCTTCATGAAGGCGTTGCATGATGATGATAAACGCGCCGCGCTTTGGGTCATTCAGGCGCGTCTGCAGCGTGTTTCGGAAGAAGTTGATCGACGCCTCGCGCTCCGCCTCACTGTTCGCCATGGCGGGGTTCTGGGGGTCATCGACGATGATCACGTCGCCGCCCTCGCCGGTGATCGCACCGCCGACAGATGTGCTGTACATCATTCCGTGGTGCTCGTTTTTAAACTCATTTTGGCGGTTGACGTCGGCCTTCAGGCTAAACCGGTCGCCCCAGTTCGCCTTGTACCACGGGGACGTGATGATGTCACGTGTCAGGATGTTGTGCTTGCGTGAGAGCGTATCGGCGTAGGAGACCTTGATGAATCTCCGCTCCGGCTTCCGGATCCACGTCCATGCCGGAAAGCATACGGTCGTCTGGATCGATTTCATCATGCGCGGGGGGATGTTGATAATGAGGCGCAGGATCTCGCCCGCGTCGACGGCCTGCAGGTATTCGCTGATCAGGTCAATGTGCCAGTTGTGTATGTATGGCGTGCCAGGCTCGATGACCGGCCACGCCTGCCGGATGAACTCGGACAGGCTGCGTTCCGCCCGCTCTTTCGATATGGCCGCTCTGAGGCCCCCGGCGTCAAACGTCGGGTTCTGGATGTAGTTTGTCCAGTATGCCTTCAAGCTGCATCAGCTCCTCGTCGGACAGGCCGGCAAGGGACACGTTTGCGGGGTTGCGCAGCTGGACCTCGCCATCGTGCGTCGTTTTGACCTCGCCGCTCACGCGCTGATTTTCTGTTGCCTCACCCCTGGACAAGCGTTCGACCCGTACGCCGACATCGACCAGGCGTGCGATGTCCTGGGCGGACATCTCCTCTTCGGGTATACTGAGCAGGCGCTTGGTGGCTTTGCGCAGCATTTGCTGGGCGATGGTCGCATGCTCCTTCCGCATCTTGACGATGTCCGCTTCATTCTCACGGCGGATCTTGTCGGCCATGTAGATGTCGTACGCCTCGGCTCGGGAGACCCAGTTGTACTTCGTGGACAGGCGCTCGAGGCGCTGCCGCTGAATCTTCAGCTGGGTGGCCAGCTTGCGGATGCTGCGCGTTTCTCCGGCCACTCCGGGCACGACGTGCGACATGTCGCGGTATGCGCAGAATCGCTTGTAGTCCTCGGATTTCTCCCCGGGCATTATGTCCCACACATCAACCTGTTCCATGCAGCATCCTCCTTTCCGATCAGCGCCGGCGGTTCGCACGCGGTCGCCTCCAAAATGAAAACAGGCTGCGGATTTTGCAGCCTGCGGTGATCCAAAATGCAGCCAGGCGGATAACTATGAATCTACCCACCCCCCCGCCATTTCGGGGGCCATGTTCATGATCTGCATGAACGGGATCTCTTCGCCGTCGCGCACGCAGGTGACGCCCATGTTCCCGGTCATCTGTACGTACCGCTTCACGATCACGTCCACGTATTTTGGGTCGAGCTCCATCGTGAAGCAGCGGCGTCCGGTCAGCTGAGCGCCAATGAGCGTGCTTCCGGAACCACCGAAGAAGTCCAGGACCAGGTCTCCAACCTCCGTGGAGTTGTCGATGGCGCGCACTGCCAGCTCTACCGGCTTCTGTGTTGGGTGCTCGGTGCCCGTCTCGCGGGCGACTTCCCAGACCGTTGTTGCTTTGCTCTCCGGATAAAGGCACACGCTGCGCCCCTCGCTCAGGCGGATGTAGCGGATCTTCTTGCCCTTCGGCGGCTTGTCGCTGAGGTACACCTTCCCGCCCGCGCCGTCGGTGAGCACGACGCCGCCCGTTAGAACGGTCGCCATGCCGTCCTTCGCACGGAGCACGGCCTTCCAGGTCGTGCGCTGGCTGCGATCGCCGTGCCATTGTGCGTGCTGCCCGGCCTTTTCGGCGTACAGGCATGGTTCGTGCGCCCACTGGTAGTCGGCGTGGCCGAGCACGGGCGCGTTCTTCACCCAGATGATGTATTGCTTCTCGATCAGCCCGGCGGCTGTCATCGCATCTTCGAAGTCGCGGCGTGAACTGCTCGCATGCCAGATGTAGAATGCCGCATCCGGGTTCGTGTACGTCGCATAGTGCTTGAACGCAGGAAGCAGCAGCTCCTTCAGAAGGTCATCGTGGGTCAGATCGTCGTTCGCGATCATGTCGAACTTCCCGGACTGCGTCTTGTAACTGACGCCATATGGGGGATCCGTATTCACCAGTTGACCCAGCTCGCCGTCAAGCAACCGCGCCACGTCAGCCGGATGGGTTGCGCTGCCGCAGAGTACCCTGTGGCTCCCGAGAAGCCACAGGTCACCGGGTCGGCTAGCTGGCGCGTCCTCGATCTCCGGCACGCTGTCCACGCCATCGTCCACGGTGTCGTCGGCGCCCTCGAGCGCCGCAATGATGGACGCGATGTCTTCCTCCGTGTATCCTGTCAGCTCTATTGGAACCTCGCCGGTATCCAGGTCTCCGATCAGGCTCACCAGCTTCCCGCTGTCGATCGTGGACAACTCCGCGAGGCGGTTGTCGGCGATCAGATCCGCCCACTCTTCCGCGTCGCTGGCGTAGTCCTGGTAATCGACGGGCACGTATCCCGACTTGATGAACATGGCGGCCAACCTACGGCCGTGGCCCTTCACGATGAGGCCGCTCCGCCGCGATATGGTCACCGGCGCGCGCCACCCGTTCGCGCGGATGATGTTGCCCAGCAGTTCGATCTGCTGCGCATCATGCGTATTCGGGTTTTTAGGGTTGGGCGTCGCCTTCTCGATGGGAATGATCTCGTCATGCGCGCAGAAGACCGGAATCCCGTCAGGGGTCATGCTCTTGGGTTCCGCCTCGCTGCGGTAGTGGATCGGCTGAATGGCTTCAGGTCTTGTCTTCTTCATATCCATGCCTCCACGCTCGTATTGTAGCATTGTGTTACTGCCCCGTAAATGCCCAATTTGTGCATCGCCAAAACTACACGGTCCGCAGGCTGTCGATGCCGAAGATCAGCGCGCTGAGCTGGCGCACGCCGGTGTTGATGTCCTTGTAGACGGTCCGGCGCTCTATGTGCTCCTGCTCGGCGATCGCGTCGACGCTGACCGGCTCGTCCTCTATGTACATTGCCATGATCACGCGGTACGCGCGCATGTCCTCCGGCCTGTTCGACCTTTCGACGGAGATCCGGTAATACCGAATCATCTCATCGATGTGCGCGAGGATGATCACGGTGCGCTGCTGCGACCGCTTGACGCTCTCGATGTACAGCTCATCGGTCATGTCGTAGCTGTCGAGGCCGTCCAGGATGTCGATGGCCGATTCCTTGGCCTGGCGCGCCGAGAAGATGGCGCCGGTGACGTGGGTCTTGAGATCCCTGTAGTTCCGCAGGAGCAACTTCGTATTGCGCAGCCTGCGGTCCTGGCGGCCCTTACAAAGCTGCTTACGCTCATGCTCGAGGTATTCCATGGCGGCCTTTACGCCCCGCTCGATGCCGCTGTCCATGGCGGCGTTCTTGACCCTGGCCGCAACAGACGCGGCGACCTTCCCCGTTACGCTCTGCTCGGTAGTTTTCATACTGCCTCCTACGCATTCCTGTTGTCGAGAAACTCGAAATCACTGGCGATGATTTCGGTGGACCTGAACGATGTCCCGGACGCTGTCACCGTGCGCGTGCGCGCTTTTGCCGTGACGGCGACGCGCCTTCCGGCCGAAAGGTACTTGCCGACGAATTCAGCCTTTTTGTCCCAGCACATGACATCTACCTCTTGGCCCTCTTGGGGCTGCGTGGAGGAATCGATGGCGATGGTCAGAACACAAAACGTCTTCCCTGTATCGGTGTATCTGATGGCAGGTTGGGTTGCGACGGTTCCGGTGAGTATGCATTTGTTCATGGGTGCGCTCCTTCCGACGGCTATGTGCGTGATGGGGGGCATCCCGCATCCCGTGAGCTGCCCCCCGTATGAATCACTTTGCCCGGTGCTGCTTTCGGCGAAACGATCCGCAGATCGCGCTGTCCCGACTGATCTTCAGACCGAAGAGGCGGCAGAACCCGACTTTTGGCCCAGCGCAAAATGCGGCGTGCCGGCAATCAGAGCATACGGCGAGCACCGGGGCGCTCTCATGGCGTACCATTTGTCCTGCGGCGCGGGCACCAGTCCGGGCTGGTGTTGATCATGGGCCGCGCTTTGTTTCGGGATATGGGCCTCCCAATGGCGGCGGGGCCAACCCCGCCGCCATTGGCCGTATCCCGCGGGCTGTTTTCATGCTTGCAGAAATAGGCACATCGCCGCTGCGATACTTCAATACGCTCACAGGCCTCGCACTCAGCGCACGCGGGGATCTTGAATCGCTTGGGATCAAGCGCCTCCGGGTACTCCCGTATGAGGTCGGATCCCCATGCGCCGGCGATGTTGTCCTTCATGAAGAGCGGCGTGCCCGCGCGCTTAGCAGCTTCGATGATCTCCTCGATCCATTTCGGCTCCGCGATGATCGACCGTCCGCGAATGATCGGGTGCTCCTGCCCGAGAATGACCCATCCGGTGTGCGTGAATGCCTTCGCCGCCGGATCCGCCTCGAATTCCGCCTGAATCGGCTCGATGCTGACGAACGTGTTCAGGCCTTCGCGCCAGAAGAACTCGTTTTCGGGCCGTGTGACCGTCGTTCCGTACCAGAAGTTCGGCGCACTGCGCAGGATCCCCGCGTCTGCGAGCTTCGCGTATCTCTGCGGCTGCTTGGTCAGGAAGAGATAAGCGTGCCATGGCGCCGCGTCACATGCGGCGTGTACTTCCCTGATCTCATCGTCCGATATGGCATCGTCGAAGAGATCGCCCATGCTGCAGACGAAGATGCGGGCGGGTTTCTTTTTTTGCGCCGGCATGCCCAGGCGGTATTTGTGAATCGTGGGCATGAATCCGGCCGGGAACGGGATCACCTGCCCGTTCAGGCCGTGGAACGGCTCATCGAGGATGGCCACTCCGCGCTCGCGGTCGATCTTGATGTCTCCCTGCTGCAGGTTAAAGCGAACGTCACCGCTGAATCTGCGCGCCTGGCGAGCTGCGTAGCAGTATGTGCACCCGTGGGTGCAGCCGGTGACCGGGTTGAACGTGAAGTCACACCACTCAATTTTCGTGAAATTCATCATTTCCGCTGCTCCTCCTACATCCACGTCTCGACGATCGCCGGCGCGTCGCTGTCCTTGCGCGGGAATCGGAGCAGCCAGTCCTGAGGAATGGTCTTCCTGACGTCCTCGAGGCTCTCCGCTACCGCAAAGTATCCGGTGGGCTTGGTTCCGTCGAACAGCCGCGCGTAGAAGAGGGAGGGCCACGGCTGGACGTTGGTAAAGATGATGATGGACGGGATGGTCTTGCAGATCTTATAGAGTCCGTCCCTGTAGAATCGCTTGACGCTGTGGCGCAGACCTTGATTCTTCAAAAATGCTGCGCACTCCGCCATGCCCTTCTTCTTCCGCTCCTGTTCGGTCACGCTACGCTTCCCTTCGTTCATACAGCTCGAAGCCTCCTCCATCTCTGCACTCGCGCTCTTCGTTGATCCTACAGCATCCTCCGCCGATGTCGTGAACGCAGCCTTCGCAGGATTCCGGGCACCGGTACCCAGGGCACGCCCTTCCTTCCCTGCACCCGACGCATCCGTCAGGCCCTATGTACGGGCAATAGGTTCCGGCGCGCGTGTCGAGGCACGTACGGCTCTCACCGCTGTTCATGCACGCCTTGCAGATGCGGCACTCCGGGCTTGCCTTCCCGACCTGGTAGCACTCTCCGCCGACCGTGATCGTCACCGGAAGCACCTCCCCGTCTTTCGGTCCCTGATCTCAATCCGGGCGAGCAGGTCATAACCGCTCTGGTCAATCATCGTCCTCAGCGCTCTAATGAAGAGCGCGACACGCTGCTCGTTCTCTTCCTGTTCCCTTTTCACCGATGAAAGCGCGTCGTGCGCTGTCGGATCCGGGCAGCCGCTCGGGTTCCTGAATGGTATGCCGTTGTTCATGTAGCTCCCTCCTTGCCCCGGGCACATCTCCTCTCCAGGCAAACGGGCAGCATCCGCCTTCATAGGATTCGGCCCGGCACTCCACGTTCGGATCAGTTTTCCGTAGTTCATTGATCATGCATATCTCGCAATAGACGCCATTTCTGATGACCGTCTGAAAGTCGCGCCTGGCATCCTCAATGATCCCACGCGCCTCCGCGATCTCCTCGGCCTGTCGCTCGATCAGGTTCGCAGCCTCGCTGTACATGCTGTTGCATAGGCAGGTCATGCAATTGTCGATCGGGCATTCGGAGCAATGGTCTACGGCGCAGTGCCGAAGTCCGCTCACGATCACGGCCACGTCACGCTCCATCGGATCAGGCTCCCGGGGAGAGGCAACCTCTCCCCGGACGGTCGCGGCCCACATGGCCTCGGCGCGTCTATCCGCATCTCCCCCAGCCACGCAGCACGCATACATCGCAAATACCAAGAACAAGACGATCGCTCCGCCCAAAACCGCCAACCATTCCATGTATACCCTCCTCTCTTCCTCTGGCCTATTGGTTTTTCTCCTTGAGCCTCTGGACGATCTTCTCCATGTGGGCCGTGGCCACCGCCTGCGCGATCGCCTTGTCGTCCTCGGTTTCACCTTGGGCGCCCATGATTCCGTTGAACTGCGCGATCTTCAGGCCGAGAAACTCCTGGATGACCTCATCCGTTCCTTCTTCCGCCACCAGGTAGTAGCACAGGACGCTATCTTCCTGGCCGATTCGATGCGCCCGGTCCTCTGCCTGAGTGTGAATCGCCGGCGACCAGTCGAGCTCTCCGAAGACCACGCAGGTGGCGCGCTGCAGGTTCAGGCCGGCGGCTGCGCGAAGGCTGACCATGCACAGGTTCGTATTGCCTTCCATGAACGCCCTGACGCTCTCGTCCTTCTCCTTGGCGTTCTGCCTTCCGGTGATCTCGGCCGGGCGGTACGCCTTGAGCTCCTCCTGGTAGATGTCAAAGACGGCGTGGTGGTACGCGAACACGAGCACCCGCTCCTCGGCGTCGAGGAGCATCTTCAGGAACGCGGTCACGAACGGCGCCTTCGCGATTCCGATGGCCTGCCGGCTGTCGTTCACGATATCGCGCGTCATGCGCCCCTTCTCGAACCTGTCTGTCACGCTGTCGATGGCCTTCGCCTTTTCGACCGCGCTTTGGATGAGCGATCCGTATCTTCCCTTGTCGAAGTCGACGGTTTGCACGACTCGCCGTTTGGGCGGCAGCTCCTTGAGCACTTCGTCCTTCGTCCGCCGGAGCATCAGCCCTTCTCCCTTCAGGTACTCCCCGAGGTCTTCGGGCTTTGAAACGATGTCGTTTCCATACCCGTAGCACCACTCCCGGGTGAAGCTCTCCCAATCCCCGAGGCAGTGGTACTCGATGATGTTCATCACGGCCCACATTTCCCCGCCGCGGTTGTAGATCGGCGTTCCGGAGAGGCCGACGCAGGACGGGCAGTTCGATCCAAGGAGCGACGCCGCGCTGTACTTCTCTGTGCCGGTGTGCCTGAGCTCCTGAATCTCGTCGAAGAGGACGGCTTTGAACTCGTATTCCATGAGCGCCATCTTCCACCCGCGCAGGACCAGGTAATGGATGATGTAAATGCTCGCCTCCGGGAGCGGGTACGGTTTGAGGCCCTTGATGATGTGGACCGATCCGGAGGCGTTGTTTTGGAACATGGAGGCTTGTCCGTTGTCGGGCAGTTGGAGGAACCGATCAATCTCCGCTTCCCAGTTCTTCACGAGGTGCGGGGGCACGACGATGATCGCGGGGTACGCTTTCTTTGCGGCCAGGAACGCGAGCGCCTGAATGGTTTTCCCGAGGCCCATCTCATCGGCCAGCAGTGCGCGGTCGGTTCCGAGGAGATACGAAAGGCCTTCTTTCTGGTACTCCTTCAGGGATCCTGTAAACTCCGGAGGCGGCTGGGCTTTGCTCGGGCGCTTCCTGAATTCGCGTATTCTGGTCGCATGCTCGACGGCTTGCTGGTAGCTTTTCTCCCACGCATCCTCGTCTTCGATCGTCAGGGGATACCGGAGCATGATCCAGTTCAGGTTCTCGGCGTTGCGTTTCGTGTTCGGGAACCTGCACTTTCCCCTGCCGCCGTGCGACTTGGACCCCGGGAAAAGGCGCTTGATGATCTCGACCACGCCTGGAGATCCTGCGACCTCCCACTCCGCCACTTCGCCCTTCGTGACGATCGGACGGAGCGTGCCCACAGTTTCCTCGTCGGTTGGTCTTTGGAGATATGCCGGTATCATAGTGCGATCCCCCATAGCTTCTGAAGTCCCATAACGGTGCACGGCTTACCGTTCCTCGCGGACCTGATGGGGATCCCGAGGCTTGTCTCCATCGGTTCGGCTTTCCCTTCTTGGCCTCGACGGCGATCCCGCCGGAGGCGAGGAAGTCGACGCGGCTTCCTCGCCCGAGCTGGCGTTCCTTCTCATACGCGATCCCGGCCTGATCAAACGCCTTTGCCATCCTCGCCTGAAGAGCGTACTCATCGAAGATCTTCCCGACCCGGATTGTGCTCAGCGCCTGGATGACCTTGTCCATCATCTCGACCGCGTTTGCCAATTCAGAGCGCCTCCTTGCTTTGTGCCTCCTGCTTCGCCCGGATCTTCTCCTGCGCCTCGAGCTTCATGATGTTGAACTTGACGTTCATGCCGTCTCGGTGGTCTCTCACGATGCGCTCGACCTTGTTCACGCCTCGCCGGTACCCCATGTGGTAGACCCCTGCGGCAGCGGCCAATCCGACCAGGCACATAACCAGAAACGGGAAATCAAGTTCCATGATCTTCCTCCTCCGGCTTCTCTTCGCTGTTCGCGTCGTTCTCTGGCGCGGGGGCAACTACCCCGCTGCACCCCGCCGTGGGGCAGCGGTCATCGACCATGTCATTGATCGAGGCAGCGGAGTAACAAAACCGGCCGCATGTCGTGCATATGAATCTGTTCATTTACGCGCCTCCATGATCTTGTCGCTTGCCCATTCAAATCGAGGTTTGTACACAGGGTTGCACTCTGCGCAGGGTCCGTCGATTGGGGCGTGTTCGCGGTTTATACACAGCTTGCACGGTCTTGCCCGGTTGATTTGCTTGGCAGCCGCCTCCAGTTCCATACGCAGGGCGTCCGCCTCGGCACGTGCCGAGTCGCGCTGTCGGCGCGCTTTGTGCGTGCGCTCTTCTTGTTTGATCAGTCTTTCCGACAAGCGGATCAGCGTTGGGTGGGGATTGTCGGCGTCAATTGCCTTCATGTTTTGTTGTCTCCTTCCTTGTTTTTCCCGGTGCCACTCTCCGGTAGAAAGGCTCTGAACGTGCCACATGCACCCCATTTTGGTGTAGTGCATGTAGGCTATCTCGCCTTCCCCAGTAGTCATCCGCGCAGCGTCCTTACTGCACTTTGGGCAGATGATAGATCGCTTAACACCTGATGTTTGCATTCCGCCTTTATCGTGGTTCCTCACGTCAGGCCGCCTCGAAATTCCATAGCCCCTGTCGCCCCTTCGCTGGGATGGGCTTGTCCAGCATCCGGACGCTCTTCAGCTCCCAAGCAAAACGGCCCGGAGTGAAGTCGCCGAAGAGTAGTTCGTTTCCCTGGATGTACTCTTGGTGGTAGTTGGGTCTCTGGATGTAGGCCCTGAGCTTCTTCCCGCTCCCGTCATCGCGGATTTCATGGCACCCTATCAGCTCCGCTGTGGCGATGATGGCGCCGGTCGGAAGGTCACCTGGACGGCCCTGACGGTAGTGGTCGGCCAGGGCTGCGATGATGGCCGTGTACGTCTCCGCTCCGAGGAGAAGACCGGTCAACGATTCGTGGACGGGCTTTACCGCCGCGTGGATCGCGATCTGCCCTCGGTAGTTCGTCGCCCATCCGCGCGTTTCGTACCGCTTAGCCCCGATGGCCAGCAGCGACGCCCACGGTTGCCAGACGGTGAGTGCCTTCATGGATTCCATTGCCAGTCCCCTCCTCGACGTTGATGCGTTCGATCTTCTGGATCCAATTCGCCGGTATCTTTCCGAGGTACGTGTACCACGCTTCGCTGCCCGGCCAATCGGTGATGAGTGTCTTAGACATCGGCGGGAGCAGCGGAACGAGGTCTTCCGACTTCCACAGGTGCTTCAGGTGGCGCTTCGGGATCCAGATTGAAATGCGGTATGCGGTGCGCGAGTATCCGATGGCGTGGCTGGTTGCCCAGCTCTGCTTTGTCGGGTCCGCTTCCTCAGTGAGCCACTGGCATCCGTCGTAGAGCAGCGTCCCGCTGTCCAGGATCACGTGGAGCTTGCCGAGCTTCAACCCGTCGCGCTTGATGGCCTCCACCAGGTGAGCCGGGCAGAAGTGGTATAAAAGCATTGATTATCCCTCCCGCAAAACCGGATTGTCTGCCCACTGTCCTGCGGGTGCAGCCGCTTCCGCCATGGTGCCCTCCTGCCGCAGAACCGCTTCCGCGATCGCCAGCGCGACCGCCGCGACATGCACCGCCTCCCGGAGGATCGCGTCATTTCCGCCGCGCTCGGGCTTCACGTGAGGTGACGCGAAGCAGGTCTCGTTGACGGCTTCCGCCAGCTCGCCGACTTCTTCCATAAGAATGCTCATCCATTCAAACGGATGGTTTCCGCTCTGGTTGCCCCACTTCTCGATCTGCCTGCGGCGCTCCGCGATCGCAAGGTCGATTGCCTTCTTCATGATTTCGTCCATGTGTTATCTCCTCTCGGCTTTCCATGGGGGCGCGCTCCCGCGCGCCCCGTCAGATCATCAGCATTCAGTTTTCAGCGGGCACGAAAGCGGAGCGGAACCCGATGCTCGTGCTCGCAGCGACCGCGGATTGCTGCCGATCAAGAAGAACACGCCAGCGATGCCGCCGTAGGACCAGTAGCCGCCAGCATAGGACAAGCGCTCGCCGTCGGTGTCGATCCAGAACCTATCCTCGGTTTCGTGCTTGCCGTCCGGGAAAAGGGCTAGGGCCTTAATGGCCATCGGAACCTCGATCTCGGCCTGGAGGTCCCGGAACCGGTATCCGCCCCAGTCTTTCTTGGGCTTTTTCGTGGTGAGCGTGATGCCTTCTTCCGTGATCGCATAGCGCACCGGCTTCCCGTCGACCTTGATCGGCGTCCACACGGCGCTGTCCGCGCCCTGGTTCGCGCCGGCAGCTGCATCATTGTCCGGGATCACCTGGAGCTCTCCGTTCATCCACCGAACGCCGCCCATCCACTCGAGCACGTTGCCGTTCAGGTCGTAGATGCCCTCCGTGGTGTGATCGTGCGCCCATGTCGCGGGGCCAGATCCGGTCAGTGTGCGATTGCCATCGTAAGTGACGCCCTTCTCATTCGGAAAGCGGCAATCGCTTCCGGAGTTGTTGTTGCCGCGCGGGAGCGTCCCGTTCTTCTTGCTCCAAAGGGCTATGGCAGCCCATTCCGCCCTTGTCATCAGGTGCCATCCCGGACCTTTGGCCTCGCACGCTGCGACCGCGTCTTCAAAGTCGATGGAGGTCTTGGGCTGCTGCAGGGCCGCGCTGTATGCCTTCCCGTTGACAACGATGTTCTGGTACTTGCTGATGAAGATCCTGGGCACCACGCGCCCGCCGATGACGAAGGCTGGGTGCGGTGTTTCCGGGGCACCCTCGATGACATCCGAGAGAAGGAACTTCTCGACCGGGACCATGATGCTGGGGATTCCGGCGTTGTCAAAGATCAGATGGTTTTCCATGGTGCTACCTCCTCAAATCCATGTTTCGATCAGTTCATCATGGTCGGCCGCCGTCTTCGGAAGCGCGACCATGCTTTGCGGCTTTCTGCACGCCATCTCCTCGTAGCTGGAAGCGACCATGACCGCGTTGGTGGGCGAGTTCCCGTCAAACAGCCGAGCGACCACCTTTCCCGGGTAGTCCTCCGCGTCCTGGTAGACGTTGATGATCGCGATCATCAGGCTGGAGATCAGCTCCGCGTCAAACCGCGCGTAGACGATGTCATTTTCCATGTGCGCTCGCCTCCATTCGGTCGAAGATCGCCAGGTAGTTCAGGCCATACTCCCCGCCCGGCCTGATCTCCCAGGATGGAAGGAGCTGCTCTGCGCTTACGCTGGCCATCCCGGGCGTGCGCCATGACCACCCGTAGGCGTCCACTGTCACAATCTCTTTCCCGCGTTCCCAAGCCTCGCGCGCCGCCCTCCAAAACGCCCACGGTACCGAAAAGAATCGGTTCATGCCAAAGCTCACGAGAACGGCTGCCATCGCACCATCGCCTCGGACCCAGTCATCCAGGTAGTCTTTCTGGTGCTCCTCCACCCGGTCAAACCGGATGCGCGGCTCTTCGCTGTGCTTCGCCTCCAAGGCGACGGGGATCCCGGCGTAGCGGCCGATATAGTCGACGCTGGCCTTCTCCTCAACCTTGGCCGTGATGATCGCGCCGCCGGCATCTCTGATCGGAATGAACCGGGTGGACTGTTTCAGAACCACCGCGACGCCTCTGTTCCTGTAGGTGGCGTTTGCGAACTCTATGAGCGCCTCAAAGGCCATCCCCCTGTTCGCACAGCTGCTACGTCCTCGTGCGCGCATGCTTACGCCCCCATTTCCCAGGCGTCAAGGTGCTGTCGAAGCTTGAAGATCGTCCCAGGCCCGATCCCGTTTCCGGATCCGATCTTCCCCTCGAGGCTGTTGATGTACGCGGCGACCACGTCCTTGTGCGATCGCTCGGGATCCGTCCTCGGCGCCTGCAGAGATTTCACGAAGTCGACAATCTGCTCATCGGTCATCTTCCGGATCCTTACTGCCTGCTCGTGAACGCTCCGCTCGGTCTCGCTGCGCCTACAGCTGCGCTTTTTCATGTTCTACCATCCTTTCGTCTCAGTGTAGGTGAAGTACGGTTACCGGGTCCTCCAACTCTGCCATACCATGTCGATGCCGATGCACGTCTCGAACATCCGCTCGATCGTCTTCTCGGCGTTCGTGCTGTCGCCTGGCGCGTTCCCGATCCTGGGCGTCATCCGCCTGGCCAGCTCCTTCGAACCGTAATTGGTGGTGACGATGATCGGCATGTAGGCTTCGTACCGTGCGTTTACGATCCTGAAGATGGTCGATGATCCCCATTCGGTCGGCTGCTCGCTCCCCATGTCGTCAATGATCAGAAGCGGGATCTCCTCGTACATGCGCATGATCTCGTCTTCATTCTCTTCCTCCTGCCCGTTGAACGTCTGTTTGATCCGGGCGAGAAGGTCGATCATGGTCATGCAGATCACCGGGGTGCCAGTACTCATGACTTGGTTTGCAATGGCCGCGGCGAGATGCGTCTTGCCAGTTCCGAAGCTCCCGGTCATGAAAAGTCCGTTTCTCTGTTGTTTCGGCGGAATGTATCCGAACTCGTCTCGGACGGGAAGCTTGTCCGCGAACTCATCAGCGTACCGCTTGGCGATCCTGAAAGCCTTTTCGTTCTCCTGGTTGACTTCGAAGGTCGAGAATGTCCTGCTTGCGAAACGGCCCCGGATACCGCTATCGCGGAGGAGCCTCTCGGTCCGCGCTCGGAGCCGCTCGTTCTCCTCGCGGCGGGCCGTCCTCTCTGCTTCCTCGGCACGCTCCCGCTCAATCCGTTCCAGGTCTGCGACCGCCTGGCTGCACGTGCACTTCTCAGGCTCTTCAGACCATCTGGCTATGTACCGCGGCTTCCATGGGTGCGTAATGCCTGTGTAGTAAAGCTTCTGGCCGCAGAACGCGCATTTGACCGGATCCGGGCACGGCGATCCGATCTCGTACCCGCCTTCGATCGCCTCCCGCGTTGTCTTCCTGACCGGCGGGAAGAACTCAATCTTCGGCTCATCCGCGGTGGAACCCTGCGAGTGCGTCCTCAGATCCGCTCCGTAGTTTGACGCCAGCGCCGCTCCGAGCATCGTTCCGATCCGCTGCATATCCGCTCACCTCCTCGGGTATCTCGTTGTCCCACTCACCGCGATTCAACCATGTTGCGGGGTTGGGTATGTACCGGCCGCTATCTCGCAGCCACTGATCCGTTTTCTTCTGCAGGATGATCGCTTTGAGAATCCGCTTGTGAAGCTCGTCGGTCATCTTGATTTTCTCAAACGCCTTCCTAGCCGCTAGCTTCCCGACCTTCTTCGGGTAGAAGGACCAGAATGTATCGAATCGTCGGTCAGTAAGGCTTGGCGGCTTCGTCTCCCTGGTCGAAGATCCTTGATCATCCTGCTCATCCTCACCCTCTCCCTGCGCGGCTGCGCGCGTTACTGGGTTCAGGAAAGGGGGTTCAGGATTCAGGTTAAAGGATTCAGGATTCAGGGGTTTTTGGCTCATGCTTGTATCGCATTCGTCGGATGCTCGCACGGTGCTTGCACTGTGCTTTGTTGGTGCTCGTCTGGTGCTTCTCGCGCCGCGGGAATCGTCACGGGTCGTGGAGGGCTGATCGCCGGTTTCGATTCCGGTTGCCATTCCGGCCATTTTAACCGTTAGGCTCTCGCCGTGCTGATCCTCTAGTGGCGGTGGGATGATGCTGGGCTTCTCCGCAATGTGTGGGGATTGGTGGATGCTGAACTTCCGAACCTGGATGTATCGCTTGCCTTCCGCCTCATATCGGATAATGAACCGTTCGCAGCTGTCTGCGAGCATCTGGAGCTCCCCGTCGACGTCCACCTCTTCGTAGGGGAACAGTTTCCCTTTGATGCCCTTCGGCCGATCTTCGAGCCTGCCCTCGCGGTCCGCGAGGGTCCATAGCCCGATGAAAAGCAGCCGCGCGGAAAACGGAAGGTCCGCCAAATACTCATTGGCGAAAAACGAAGGTTTGATGTTTCGCGCTCTAGCCACCTTCGTTCCCTCCTTCTATGTGGTGTAGACCTCTGCGCCGGTTTCTCGCCTAACCCTGTCCGCGAATTCTTCAGCGTCGCTGTTGTCATCCGACAGGTGCAAAAGGTAGATCTGGCGCACCTTGCTCATGTCGTTGGCCTTCAGGAAGTCCATCAGGTGGTCGATCGACATGTGGCTTTCCATCAGCCGCTCCGTCCGTGCCTTGTCCACGCGCCCGTCAGCCATGTTGGCCAGCGCGATCGCGGTGTCGTAGTTCGCTTCCGCCATGATGTGCGTAAGGCCGGTGAATGTGAAGCGGACGTAGAAAGTGTCAGTGAAGTACAGGAGCTTCTCTCCGGTTTCTATGGAATGGAGGAGGTACCCAAGCGGCTCTGGGGCGTCGTGTCGAACATCGAACGGAAGAACCTTGATTGTCCCGATCCTGAACTCCTTGAGCGATTGGATTGCACGGTACCGGTGCCCTTGAAGGCCGCATGCGTCGATTGTGCCTTGACTGGTGTAAACGTCGATCCCGATCTTCGCGATGTCGCGCGCCGCCTTGCTGTGGTCGCCGTGGGCGTGTGTGATGAGGCATCCGGATATGGCCATCATCTTGAAGTCGCACCCGACCCTTATGCGGCTGATCGGGATCCCTGCGTCCAGCAGGATCTGGGTTTTCCCGTCGCTTACGCGGTAGGCATTTCCAGCGCTGCCGGACGCAATGATCCTTATGTCCATTAGAACTTCATCCCCGTCTGGCCGGCGGGATCCGGCCGCGCGGCGTTTTGCGGCGGTTTCGCCTCAGGTTCATTAGCCGCAGGGAGCTGCGTTTGTTCCGGCGCGGTGTCGATCGGCGTGGCGTTCGCGTTTTGAGCGATCTCGGCTTCAGCCCGGTACATGGCGCCCTCGACTCCGTCGCCCGGGATCTCGTATGCCTCCTCCACCGTGTAAACGCCCATGATCATCTCAGGGCAGTTGAGCCGGCCAAAGAAGGATGCTGCGCGGTACCGGATCATTACCTCCGGCATCGTCTGCCATTTGGATCCGTTCCGGGTGACCCAGCCCTCGGCGCGGGCCATCGCCATGGTGATCGTCGGACCGATGACCTTGTGGCCTGTGTAGTCCTCCGCCCAGGCGTAGCAGGAGAGATTGTCTCCGCTTCCGGACATTGCGAACTGTAGCTCGTTCTTGTATTTGCGGGAGTTGTTGATCATGGCCGTGATGTAGAGGCTGTTCCACGCGGGCCTTCCGTTTACGACGTAGAGGTTCTGCATCACCATCATGGGGCTGGTCTTGATCCTGACGGCAATCTCCAGGGCGATCAGGCAGTTTCCGACGTTGTTCTGGTACTCTTTGGGCACGATAGTCGAGCTGGCCAGCGCCTGGGCCATCCTCTGTGCGGTGTTGAACACCTGGGTGTTGGAGAAGATCCCTCCGTCGAGGCTGATAATCTCGCCGTCGTTCTGGACCTTGGGAAGCGTCTCGTTTGCCATGCCTATTCTCCTTCCGTCTCTTGGGTCTCGTTGATGAGGTCGAGCAAGGTAACCTGTCCCTTGATCGGCTGGGATGCGGCCCTATCCTCGGCCGCTCGCATCTTGCAGATATGCCCGTATCCGTCTTCGACGGCTCTTTTGCTGGTCAGAAGGCCACCGCATCGCTTGCACTTCCGGGCGAGTACCGTGAAGACCTCGTTTGTTTGGCTCAATGCGGCGACCTCCTTTTCATCCTACCGGCATTTCCTTCCACCGCTCGAATGCCTCCTGGCAGTACTGGCCTTCGCAAACCGATTGCGGGGAGCTGCTCAACCCGTCAGCGTGAAATGGGCATATCGCGTGGATCTCGTCGCCGTGTCGATCTAGCGCCTGTTCGATCGTGATCTTCGGGTAATACTCACTGTTGGTGATCCGGATGCCTTCGTATGCGGCCTTCCGTTCAATGTAGAGCATCGCCATGCGGAGTTTCCATGCAGCCACCCATCCGTGGTGATAAGGCTTCTCGTGGACGATCACGTAGCTGCATCGATAAAGCTGGTCGAGTGAGGTAATCAGATTTCCGCAGCGGAGCTTCCTCACGCTGACGCCTCCTCTCGCCGGTCAAAAACCATCCGGAGGGCCTTGTCTTCTTCCGAAACGACCATCTGGATGATTTGCCCGGGTATCGTGGCGAGGCGAGTAACGGACTCGGCATTGTCCACGAAGATCGGCATGGATGCGCCGTAGTGTGCTGCGAGGGAGCCGATGATCTCGATGCCGGCGTTAATCCGGCCGGCGTTGTTGGCTGCGCTGAACGCCACAAGCCTCCCCTGGGCGCTGGGCACCATGACCTCGCAGTCTTCGTCGATGCCGCCGTTGGTCTGCTCCCGGAAGAGCCGGAACCGGACGCGCTTGAACTTCGAATTGATACGGTCTGTCAGCATGCTGACCTTGGATCGGGTGAAGAGGTCGCAAAGGTAAATCCCCTTCTCCAGTGCCTCGTATTCCTCCGCGAGCTGCCGCTCCTGCTCTTCGAGCTCGGAGATGCGCTTCTTTTGCTGCGCGGCGCTCTCGATCTGGGATGCAAACCCCTGTTGCTGCCTGATCTGCATGTCGATATCGTCGATCTTCTTCCGGTAGTCAGATGCTGCGGTTGCGGCGGCCTGGATGTCATCCTCTGCCGCCTGGCGGAGCGCGGCGATCTTCTTCTCCAGATCCGCGTATGCCGCGGTGGAAGCGAACGGCTGCGTCTTCAGGCTGGCTTCCAGCTCGGCGATCTTCCTGTCGAGCTCCGGAACGTTCCGTGAAAGCTCTCCAATCTTGATCTGCGTGTCCTGAATCTCCTTGAAAAGGTTGCTTAAGGCCTCCTTGCTGGCCTCCCTGCATCCGATGGAGTTGATTTCTTCGAGGCGCGCGCTGCGGTTCTTGTTGAACGCCTCACGCATGCGCTCGATCTCTTCGTCGGGCAGGGGGCGGTGGCAGGTGGGGCAATTCTCGGACGCGGGATCCCATTGTGAGGCGTGGACTTGCTCGTACTCTGCAGCAAGTGAATTCCTGCGCTTTTCCATACGGTCATGGGAGTTGGTCTTCTCGCGCAGGGTCGCCTTGAGATCGTCGATCAGGCCGATCGTCTTCCGGCGCTCTGCGCTGACCGCGGCGATCTTGTCGTAGACCGTCTTGTTTGCTTCGTTCGTGATCTTGATGTGGTCGGCCTTTGCCATTGCCATTTCGGCTTCAGCCTCCGCTAGCCTGGTCTGCGCTTCCGTCTTTTCAGAAGGACGCGTGCCACCGACCAGCTCATCGCGCTGTTTCCGAAGGGCGGAGATTCTCTCATCGATCAAGGCCTTGTCCAGACCGCTGACGTCAGGCATGGCGCGCGATGCTTCGTCGATGCGCGCGGGGATGGTCTGCAGCTGGCGGTTGATCTCTGCCTTCTTGGATACTGCGATGCGCTTGTAAGCGTCTACCGTGTAGAGCTGGTTTTCCGTCCCGGGCATCGTGAGGATCGCCGGGAGCTCTCGGAGGTCGTGCGTCGCTGCAATGACCTCGGCGTCGGTGATGTCGCCGCAGACATCCAGAAGCACCCTGCGGCGATCCTGCCATCCCATATCCTCCGGAAAGTAGGTAGGGAGGGTCAGCATCTTCATCATCTCGGGGCCTCCGCAGAAGCCGTTGACCGTGTCGAGGTAGTCCTTCTCCTTGGTAGGAACCCCGTCCACGAAGTAGTCCACCGTGTGTCCGGAGAACTCCTGGATCGGTGACCCCTTCTTCTTCTTGTAAACCTCGTGGTAGACCTTGCGCAGCGTGATGATCCTGCCGGTGTCGGTCTCGAACCGAGCCTCCGCGGCGTGGTCGAGGTTGTGAAGGTATCCGCCGGCGCCGTCGAAGGTCTTCGGAGTGTAGCCCTTTTCTCCGGTGCTGGCGCGGTCGAAGAGCAGCCATGTGACTGCGTTAATTACAGTGGTCTTGCCTGTTTCGTTGTCTCCCAGGATGGTCGCGCTGTGTCCGTCAAATTCGAACGTCTCGGCGCGCATGCCCTGGAAGTTCTCGAGGGTGAGCTTGATTAACCGCATGCGATTTTCCTCCTTGTCGCTTGACACCGGACCCTCTTGCGCAGTATAATGCGGTTGTGTGTTGTGGTGGCCGTTTCGCTTGTCGAGCGGCCTCCGCATTTTTTATGCGCTGAATCCATGGATGCCAGGTCGTTCTTGCGCTTGGCGATGTACTCGTCGAGTTCGTCATCCCAGCAGAACTGGATGATTGCTTCTTGCGCCAGTTTGCCGAGGTAGTATGGTTTCAGGCGCTCTCCTTCGGCATCTCCCTCCCGGCCAATAATCCGCTTGAGCTTCTGCGACGCGAGATCGTGTGCCTTGATCCATTCGTCGTCGGTGATCCGCCTTCCGAGGTATCTGCATGCCCATGCACGCGCTTCGTCCATTTGTATCCTCCTTTCTCAGTAAAAACGTTCTTCAAAGTACTTGCGCGAAAGCCTACCGGAAACCACGATCTTGCCCTTGGCCCGAAGCTCGTTATTGAGCTGGCGCATGATCTTGTAAGCCTTGCTCTCGCTGCATTGCAGCCTATCAGCGACCTCGGAAACCAGCATTACCTTGGGTTCATCCTTTGTCTGGGGAAAAGCACGCTGCACCACTTTGCTCACCTCCTTAGGCTATCAAGATCACTAAGGTCGTGATCATGGCCACGACCGTGGCTCCGAGAACGAATCCGGCGAGGACTCCAGTGCCGGTGATGATGTTGGGCGATTTGGCGCCCCGCTGTCTGTATCGGCGTTTCCCGTTGAATGCTTCTTGGTAGGCGCTAATGTGGATCTGCCGGTATTCGGCCTGGCGCGCCTGAAGGTCCTTGTTCCGGCTTTCCAGAATCCGATTCTCGCGGCGGGTCGCCTGGGCCTCGGTTAACACCCTCTCAGCCATCTTGCGCGTCTCTGCGTCCAGGAGGCCGCTCTCGATCGCGGACCTGAGCCTGTCCTCCCCATATCCGCGGAGCATCACCACCGTGGCCTTGTTCCCTTGTGCCTGCTGCATCGTCATCCCCCTATCGAAGATTTTTCTCAACCCAGATCTTGGTTTCGGCGGCTGCCCGCGAGATCTGCTCAAGCGACTTGAGCACGTACTCGAGCTTAGGCTGTTCTTCCTTGGTCACCTTTCCGTCTGCCACGATCTCGATGATTGTGGACTTGATCTTTTCGGCGTCTCCAAGAGCCGCGATGGCCTTGATCGCGAGCCTGTCGAGCTCGCACATTTCGGCCTGGGGGACCGTCAGTTTTCCGAGTCTGCAAACATGTGAGCAGTAGTAGTTTCCGAGTTCCGGGGCCTTGTAAGTGCCCATCATCAGCAGGACCTCCTCCGGGTACGGGTCCGTACTTCCGAGCTCGATCTTCGTCAGCCGCGTCTTGTCGATCCCAGCTTCCTCGGCCGCTCCGTCCCGGCTACCGAGGCGCTCGTTCAGCGATGCAGCCTCTCTACGTGCTTCGTAAAAGACGTTACCAGCCGCCTTCGTTGCGAACTTGGGCATGTTCATCGTCACCTCCGTCTGATATGATTCAATTTGAAAGGTGACCGTCTCATTAGGACAGTTCGTTCGCACAAAAAAGATCGTCCACGCTGACGCCAAGTCGATTGGCCAGCAACTTTCCTTCTTCGACGGTTATGGAGTTGTATCCAAGCTCCTTCTTGGTGTATGCCGCCTTTGTCTTAAGCCCGAGAACCCTGGACATCTGGTCTTGTGTCAGACCTTTCGCTATCCTAAGGCTGCGGAGTTTCTCCTGAACCACCTTTTCTTCGCCTCCTTTATCTGTCTCCCTGGGAAAACACGGAATGTTTCCATTGCCATTATACCGTCCCATTAGGAAAGTGTCAATCCTTTTCCATGAAAAAATTTCCAGTTAGGACGCTCCCGGTATAAGTGTTGGATTTCCAAATAGGAAACAGGTATAATGAGAATGGGAGGGACTGGATGTGAACAGAATCAGGTATCTTCGTGAGGAGCGGGGGATGACGCAGACCGATCTTGGCCGTCTTCTGAATGTGCAGGATGCGGCCATATCGAAATACGAAAAAGAGCGTGTGCCATTGACGGCTGACACGCTTTCAAAGCTCGCGGACATATTCGGGGTTTCAATCGATTACATCCTGTGCAAAACGGATACTAGAGATCCGAGCAGCAAGCCAAGGAGTTCTTCGACCGTTCCGAGCGTTGCTAGTCAGGTTGTAGCGGATAATCCGGAGGTGTTTGAGAATTGGAAAAACCTCGACGAGGAGAGCAGGCAAAAAGCACGAGAGTACTTGCGCATGCTCTTGGTTATGCAGGACCTGAAGAACAAGGACAATATTGTGGACCTGGATACGAGCGGCTCAAACGGGAACTGAGAAAGTGTTTCGTCTTCTTGGATTTCTTCTGATATGAAATGGAGGTGCCGGCCATGAGGCGCTTAATAATTGCACTGCTCACTTTCCTGCTCGTCTTATCGGCGAGCTATTCTGCGGCGGAATCTGCTGCGGACAGGAATCCGGAATTCGTTTATGACGCAGATGGGATCGAGCTGTTCGGGATCGGGTCAACCAGGAAAGATGCGGAATCGGCCATGAGCGAGACGCCCGAGTTTACCGCCTCGGTGCTGGTCGAGCCAAACGAGGAGGAGCTTAAATTCTCGCCGTCGCTCAGGGACTCAATTTATCGTTTTGTCGAGTTTGGTTCGGCCTACAAGGCCATGCAAAACAACTTTGCTTACCGTTCTTTTCGCATAGAATACGAATGTGGCGTATCCGTTTACTACGATTGCTCCAAATTCACCGAGATCCGACAGGGATATGCGGACAAGAAATATTCATCGGAATCCGATGAGAGAGATGCTGCGGCTGCGCTGATCGCTGAGGTTGATAATTACTTTCTGTATGACATGACCGTGGAAAAAATAGAGATCCTGGAACATAGCTACAAAACACACAACGGATTATACGTCGGGATGCCCCTTGAACGGAATGTTATCGGGTACTATGATGATTTATCTATGTACTTTTTCGGTGGGGCTGAGCTTTCGGAAGAATATGTGCGCGGCCTGGATGACGCGTCGGGCATCATCCGTGTATCGGCGATTGCCGCTCATGACGGTGGATTCGTAGAAAGAATCGTCATCGACGTAATGGAATGAGATGGGGGAATTATGCCAGTCTACAAAGACGAGAAGCGCAAAACGTGGTATTGTGTCGTTCGGTACAAGGATTGGAGCGGGGAAGTCAAGCAGCATAAAAAGCGCGGTTTTGCGAAACAATCAGAAGCAAAAGCCTATGAGCGTGACTTCGTCGCGAAGAGCGACGGTGCGCTGAACATGTCATTCGATGCCATGCTTGGGTTGTACATGAAGGATTGCGCTGTCAGACTGCGTGAGACCACTTACATAAACAAAGAGTATCTCATAAACTCGCATGTGAAGCCCTTCTTTGGGAAGCTGCCAATCATAGCAATCACGCCTTCCGTGGTCCGCCAATGGCAGAACGAGATGCTCTCGCATAAGCCCGCCTATGCGCCCACATATCTGAAGACGATCCACAACCAGCTTTCTGCGATCTTCAATTATGCCGTTCGGTATTATGGGCTTAAATCAAACCCGGCCGCCAGGTGTGGTGCCATGGGAAAGAAGAATGCGGAGGAGATGCAGTTCTGGACCCTCGACGAGTTCCGTTCATTCATGGTGTTTGCTTCGGACAAGCCTGCGTCGAAGGTGATGTTTGAGATCCTCTATTGGACTGGCATGCGCGAAGGCGAGCTTCTCGCGCTCACGCTCGGTGATGTTGATTTCTCCGAAAAGAAGATCAGGATCACGAAGTCGTATGCGAGCGTGAAGGGTGTGGACACGATCCAGGCCCCGAAGACGCCGAAGAGCCGGAGATCCGTAACCGTGCCGGACTTCCTGCTCAATGACATCAAGGAGTATGCCTCCCGCCTGTACGACTACTCCCCGGAGGATCGCCTGTTCATCTGTTCAAAGCAATATCTGCGCTGGGAGATGATCCGTGGTTGCGAGAAGAGCGGAGTCAAGAAGATCAGGATACACGACCTTCGGCATTCGCACGCTTCTCTCCTGATCAACATGAACGTGCCGATCCTCCTCATCTCGGAGCGCCTGGGGCACGAGAACATCGAGACCACGCTCGGGATCTATGGCCACTTGTACCCGGACAAACACATCGAAGTTGCGCAGCAACTGGGCGATCTGAATGCGGGCGATTTCGTTGCGGAGATCCTTCCGGCAGGTTCTGAAAACAGCCCAAAAACAACCAAAAACTCATGA